CAATGTACGAGAGAACGCCCGAAGATATACGCTGCAAAATCTGCGGGAGACGGCTTAAAACCTACTATGCAGAGGAAAGGCTGTATGCTGTGAAATGCTCGTGCTGTGACTATGTGGGGCTTGTAAAAGCTAAAAGCCCGTCAGAAGCTGCAAAGGTTTTCGGAACAAAGGACGGAGGTGACACCGAATGACCGCGACAAAAGAATTTGACTTCATAAAAGAGTATATCAAAGAAAACGATCTTGGTAACACAATCTGCCTAGAACAGTTACGGTGCCTGTGGACTGCATACTGCCTCCACAATCGCTATGAATGCGATACCTCATCATATGATCATGAGCTTGATGAACTCTGGACAGAAGTATGCGATTTAGATATAGAATGGCTTCCCGATGACAAAAGCTATAAAGGCTTTGATTTGTTCATGGGATATTTGCTAAGTTGAGAAAGGAAAACATAATGTCTGAAACCGAATTAGAATTAAAGCCCTGCCCGTTCTGCGGGGGCGAGGCATATTACAGAACACCTACACACTTAAAAGGGACCGCTTTCGATGTAATGACGGTCGAATGCAAACAATGCGGCGCCTCGCCGTACGCGGTAGAAGTTTATGAAAATGATACCGAAGAAAACAAACGTAAGACAATTGCTGAGTTTTGGAACAGGAGGGTTGATAATGGCTAAAGTAAAATGCAGGTCGTGCGATATCTGCGGCGAGATGAACGCCAAAGATGGATTTATGCTCAAGGCTAAACGCATGGAATCTCACAAAGTAAGAGATATGCTCGGGTATATAATAGGCGTAAAATACAAGTGGTCAAGAATCGACATTTGCGAAAGCTGCTATAATGAGATAGTCAGAAGCTGCCACCGGATCCGTCGCGAACAGAAGGAGGGCTGATACTGATGGCCGAATTTATTGAACTTCATTACGCTTGGGGCGGGAAAATCATCGAGAAGATGATGAACACAAACACAATAGGTTCTGTAACAAAGCGTTCTGACGGTGGCGCAATAATCTATATAGAGCGCGACAGCATAGGTCAGGACGACACTATCGAGCCGCTGGAAACCTACAGCACCATTCGCAGTCTTCTGCTCGATGTACGGAGATATACAGATGAAACCACACCCTAACCCCTGCCCCAAAGCCGACCGTTGCATACACGCTGCGGAGTGTATCTGCTACGACACATTCCGCGGCGAATACCTCTGCTTTGACAGCGGGGCGTATTCGGACTACGGCAAAAAAGGGCGTAGGAACTAAGCCGAAGCCCAAAAAGAAAAGGAGGAAATGGTGAGCATATACAGAAGATTGTGTTGCGCCAAATGCGGAAAACGCCCGATAGTCGAGCGTGAAAGGCTAACACATTTAGCCGGAGGAGGTAAGCGCAATTATTGCCGTGTAAGATGTTCGTGTGGTAACGCTACGCCGTGGGTATATGGCATATACCATCACGACCCGAAAGCACGCGCAATATCCGTGTGGAACAAACTCAACACACCCGGTACAGCGTGGCACGTTATCAACGGAAGCCTTATTCGCAGGACAAAGGAGAATCAGCATGCCAATTGACAAGAAAACGTTCCTGAAATCCGTTATAATCCTGCACGACACGCGCGAGCAGAAGAACGCGCACATCATCGAAGCGCTGGACAAGCTCGGTATCAGGCACGAGGAACGCAAGTTAGACTACGGCGATTATTCGTTCATGGCAGAGGGGCGCGACTTTTCTATGTCCTGTGTTGTGGAGCGCAAGGCGAACGTGGACGAGATATACAACAACGTTACCAGCGACCGGGGGCGCATTGAAAAGGAGCTGTACAGCGCCGCACAGCTTGCAAAGCAGCTCACGCTGTTTATCGAGGGTGTAGGTAGCTGGGAAGCGCTCAAAGTATACCGTGTTCCCGAATGGCAGATGAAAGCAAGCCCACAGCGCGTGAAGTCCGACATCGGCTCAATGGTGTACAGCACCATCAAAGCGTGGCAGACCGGGAGCAGATATCATTTCGATGTGCAGTTCATCGAGGACAAACAACAGACCGCCGCGCGAATACTCGAGGTGTTTTATTACTACTGGCGAAGCTACAAGGAAATGACGGCGGCAAGAAAGGAGTGATATCGTGGATATCGAAAAGGCAAGTCAGCTGCTCGGTGATGACGTCGGCGCTGAAACTGCCAAAACCATGAGCGACTTGTATCCGGATATCACCGAATACACGCGCGATGACTTTCTGAACAGCGAGAAGCCCTATGAGTTTCTCTATATGTTCAAGGACGACAAGTTCAAGCAGAAGCGCCTGCTTGCCGAAATGACCGACCAGGCGAAGAAGTGCAAGGTCACGAACTTTCCCACGCTGTACAAGGCTTTTGCTGAGAGCCGAAAGGACGTTGCAGACGACCTCGGGAACTACACAAACTTTCCGCTGCAGCCTGCGACGCTCCCCTGCGGCAAGTGGGTGTGTGACGCTTCCGGCGTTCGCACACAGGGCGAGAAAGGCGTGCTTGTATGGGCTTGCCCTCACCCGATAATGCCCGTTGCACGGTACACCAATATCGACACGGGCGAAGAAAAAATCAAGCTTGCGTACTACAAAGGCAAATTCTGGCGCGAACTCATTGTTGACCGCACGACTATTTCAGTTGCAAACAAGATAACGGAGCTTTCAAAGCCCGGTGTTGTCGTGACCTCTGAAACAGCCCGGAACTTAGTCAACTATCTCTATGATGTGGAGCAGCTTTCAGGCGACTTACTGCCGGAAGTTGAGTGCGTGACCCGGCTTGGCTGGATAAAGCGCGGCGAAGAAACCGAATTCGCACCATACACTGACGGTCTGACATTCGATGGCGAAATGGAATACAAGAAGCGCTATGACAGCGTTAAACGACATGGCAAAGCTGCAGATATGGACAAGTGGATAGACTTCATCAACAAGAATATCCGCAGGAACAACGTCCCGGCGCGCTTGGTGTTTGCCGCTTCCCTTGCTTCCGTGCTCGTGAAACCGCTTGGCTGTAACTGCTTCTGGCTGCACCTCTGGGGCGAGACTGAGAGCGCAAAGACCGTGCTTGCGATGTGTGCAGCTTCCTGCTGGGGAAATCCGGAACTGGGAGCGTACATATCAACATTCAACTCCACCTATGTTGGCATGGAGAAAACTGCCGCGTTCTATAACTCTCTGCCATATATTGTTGACGAATTACAGATAGTAGATAGCCGCCGGGAGATGGACAACACGATCTATATGCTGACAGAGGGCTGCGGGCGCACACGCGGCAACAAAATGGGTGGCATAGACAACACGTCTGAATGGCGCAACTGCGTGATATCCACCGGAGAACGCCCGATAAACTCTAACCGTTCCGGCGGCGGTTCGGTGAACCGTGTTATTGAGATAGAATGCAAGGACAAGTTCTTCGGGGACGACAGCCGCCCGGAGTTTGACAGCCCGCGTGATGTCGCAAATTTCGTGAAATCCGTCTACGGATTCTTCGGGCAGATGTTTGTCAACGAAATCATGTCCGAGGGCGTTATGGAGCGCCTGGAGGAGAAATTCAAGGCGTTTTCGGACGAGCTTGTCAGACAGTACAACATCGCGCAGAAGCAGGCGCAGTCCGGCGCGCTTATACTCACCGCCGACTGGCTGATAACCGAGAATTATCTTGACGGACCCGCGCTGACTGCCGCTGACATTGCGCCCTATCTCAAATCCAAGGACGACGTGAGCGTGAATAAGCGTGCTTACGAGTATGTCTGCGAGTACATCACGCAGAATCAGAATAAGTTCGGGCTGACCGAGAAGAACATGGAGATCTGGGGCGAATTCTGCGATGACACCGTGTACATAATCAAGCTGAAATTCGAGCAGATATGCAGCGAGGGCGGGTTTAACCCTGCTTCCCTGCTGTCCTGGCTGGCTGACCGTGGGCTTATCAGGCGCACCGACAAGAAGCACATGACTGTTCTGAAAAAGATTGGAAGCGTGCCAACAAGGTGCGTTCACCTGACTATGCCGTCCGAAAATGCCGACGAAGCTGATAACAGCGCCGCTGACGAGTATCCGGACTTCTAGTTTTAAGATAATGCACAAGTGAGAAAGTAACCACCGTAACCACCAAACTCAGGTACCCCCTATATGTTTTATATTTTTTATTCGTGTTTGTTTGGATATGAAATTAAAATAAATTTCTACGCGTGTAGAGAAAATAGGTGGTTACGGTGGTTACGGTGGTTACCGACCTTTGCAAACCGCATGGTTAAGCCAAATGTTTGGTAACCACTTTGTGAACACAGGCGGTTACCAAGTGGTTACCTGCACACAAACGGAGGTGTATATGAAAGGAAATGACATATTCGAGCTTGCGCGGACGCGCCAATCGCTCCCGGAGGACGCGCGGCTGTCCGCACAGGCTCTCTACACAACAGCGCGGAACATCTACAAGGCGTTCAGCATGAAAATCATCACCGCAGACCAGGCGAAACGCGAAAAGGCGCAGGCACTCCGCGACTATGACGCATGGGAACGCGGCGAAGCGATAGCCCACGACTATTTCAGGCGCACGGTAGCGCTGCAGCAGGTGTACACGAACGCGGTCAAGGGCGAATGCGAGAACTGCAAGAAGATGTTCGGCATTATGACGGGGTTAATTCCACCCCAGAACGGAGGTAATACATGAGCAAACCCAAGTACGACTATTCTGCGGTAGTCGCGGCGTACAAAGCGGACCCGACTATCGCGGACACACTCCCGGACACGCTCCGCACGCTGCTGCAGCTCCATTACATCGAGAATATGCAGTGGAGCGACGTCGCGGAAGCAATGAATTACTGCATAGAGAACATTTACCGCCTGCGCCCCATCGCGCTGGGCAGACTGGAGGGTATCATCAATGGCAAGTGAGAACGACAACAAGCCCGTAAAGCGCAAACGTCCCGGCGCGGGTAATCACAAGCCTGCCGTGAATATCGACACAACGAAACTCCCGGCAGACACCATGAGCGCTATTGTGGCCGAATGTTCTCGCGATTTCAAGCAGCCTATCGTAAAGTCTGACGAAGAATGTGTAGAACGCCTCGCTGATTTCTTCATGTATTACGCCCAGAACGGCGGATTGCCCACAGTCGAGAAAATGTGCCTGTCATTAGGCGCCGATATAAACACAGTTTTGGACTGGGGACATGGGACTAAAGGCGATACGCGTGCAGGGATCATAAAAAGGGCGAAGAACATTTTAGCCGCTATTGACGCGGATTTGGTGTTAAAAGGAATGATAAATCCGGTGGCATATATCTTCCGCGCAAAGAACTATTACGGCATGAAAGATCAGCAGGACGTTGTGGTGCAGGCAAAGAACATCTTCGGCGCTGACGTGGACAGGCAGGAAATAGAGCGCCGACTATCCGAAGAGGTTGTTGTGGAAGATACCACAGAGGACACGAAAACAGAATAGCGCGTATTTGCGCGGGAATTGCCCCTGGGACGCACGTTTGTGTTCCAGGGGTATAGTTTTATGCCTTGCGACTATTCGTTGCGTACAGAGCCGCACAGACCCCTCCAAAACGCAAATGTGCCTGCGACTATCACACACAGAGAGAATATAGAGATATACTATATCTTCTCTTTTCTTTTCTATCTACATTATTATAATATATAGGCTTCTCAGGCGACACGCGACTATTGCCGACTATCTCACGACTATTCGCCGACTATTCCGCGACTGCCCTGCGACTATTCCGGGCACGCGCAGGGAGCCGCGCGGGAATTTGCACGCAGTTCCGGAAAGAGGGCGCGCCGCTCTTATGGGCGCAAAGCCTGGCGGCAGGGCACTGGGAATGGCTGCGGGCGGCGCTAGCTCGGAGGGCAGCAGGCAGCGCCGAGGACCTGCGAGCACGGGCGAGAACGTGGGCAACGGTATCAAGGCGGCGCGGGGAATGCCTCTATTTGCGCAGGAATTGCTCTTTAAACGCACGTCTGTGCTTTAGGGGTATACCGATATACCCCCGATATAAACGCGCCGTATACGCGCGATTTCGGGGGTGTTTCGCGGTGGTGCAGAAAATCGCCCCGGAAAACGCGGGCGCACTCTGCGGGGCGGTGGGTACTCTGTGCAGGTGGGCGGCGCTCATGGGGCTGGAGGCTCGCAGGTCCTGCAGGTGCTCGGAGTATCTCCAGGGGGCGCAGCTTCCCACGGCTGGGGCTGGAGGCACTCCACCGAGCCGGAGACAGAGAAAAGCCCCGGCAGGCTTCGAGCCTATCGGGGCGGGTGTTTACTTGGAGCTTTTCGCCGCGTCAATGAGTATCAAGAGCGGCATAAGCAGAATATATAACAGGATCAAGCGCCTTCCACCTCCTCGCGTTCTATCTCCTCGCGCTCCCAGTCTTCGGGGGCGTGGGGTTGGAGGGTGACAACGCCGCCGCGCGCTATGCGTTCAATATCGCGCGTGTCGAGAGTATAGCAGACGTCAAGGCGGATATTGTGCAGGGTGTACGCCTCAACACCGCCGTATGGGTCGAGGTCCCACGGCTCGCCGATTAAGTAGGTGTCGCGCTCCTCGCACGCCCAGAGGATATTTACAAGCGTGCTTTCGGTGGTGTCGTCGTAGCGGTCGCGATGGAGCTTGAGCGCTCCGGTGTTGAGTTCGATTGCAGTCATGCTATCACCTCCTTCACAGCCTCGCCGACGAGCCGCGCCGCCTGCGAGAGTGCGCGAGCCTGGACGTCCAGCCATTCTTCGCGGCTATTGGGGCGGCGTTCACCGCTGTGACTGCGCTTACGCTCGGAAAGAGTGCAGCAACGGGCGGCTATACCCCCATTAAAGACGAGCGAGCAACCGCCCCAGCTGTATTGATTCCAGTTCTCCGCACCGTTGAGGAGCGCAGCGCGTACGGCTGCGGGGTCTGCGAGCTTGTCGGCGGTGAGTTCTGCGAGGTTGTCCAGGAGTTCCAGCGCGTACGCCTTAACACCGCGCGCCCATGCGCTGCGGGCGGGTTTGTTCTCGATTGCTGTAGAAGCTGCGTTGATTATTTCTTTAGTGTTCATGGTATATACTCCGTTTCTCCGAGGCTCCAGCCCCTCGGCGGCTTTGTTTTCGTTTGTGATTATATTATATCGCACACGTCCGATATTGTCAAGGGCTTTCAGCTAATTTTTATTGGATTTGTGCGATATTGTTTGATGTGCCATAAATTCAAGATTTCTCGGTATGCTGTTTTGTGCAAAATCACAACGAAATCAGTAGGAGCGCCGCCCTCGGTGCAGGAGTACTATATAAAAGGGAAACAGGGACCCGCCGCGCTAGTCCTCGCCACCCTCCGCAGGAGCGGCGCACGCCCCGCCCACCTGCCGCCGCCCCTCTGGATCCGGAGAACTGCCACCGCCGGAGGGGTACCCCGGGGGGGTGTACCAGGGCACCCGGGGAGGGTGTCTCTTAACCCCTCGAATAAAATTTTTTCAAAAAAGGCTTGCGAGGGCTTGACAAAATCGCATACAACTGATATAATACAAATAAAGCAAAACATATCGGGCAGGAGGAAAACGGATATGATGATTGAAGAAGCAATCAGAGCGGTAATGAAAGCAACGAACACAACGCAGAAAAGGCTTGCCGAAATGTGCGGACTGAAATCTCAGGGAACGGTCGGAGGTTCGCTCAACAATAAAATCATGGCAGGCACCATGCTTAAATGGATTGACAAAATGGGGTATGAAGTTGTAATTCAGCCCAAGCAGAGCGGAAAACGCAGAGATGGTGCGATAGTGCTTGAACCTGACCCCAACTATTCTACTGGCTGCCAGAATAACGGAAAGAATTTCAGCAAGGCAGTCCTCGAACCGTCGGGGCTTCCTGACGGTCGAGGAAAGAAGCAGAAGAAGGAGGTTGAGAGCGCAGAATGAGTTCAAACGAAAAGCTGTTGATGAAAGTACTCAGCGGCAGGCAGGACGCTTCTGTGCAGTTCAGCGAACTCCAAAGGCTGCTGGAGCTTTTGGGATTTGAATGCCGCATAAAAGGCGACCATTTCATCTATACTAATCCTGATGTAGAGGAAATCATCAATATTCAACCTGTTAACGGCAAGGCGAAGCCGTATCAGGTGAAGCAAGTCCGCTATCTGATACTGAAATACAAGCTGGGAGGTGGCTTTTGATGTACAAGTACGAAATAATCCTTTATTGGAGCGCCGAGGATATGAGCTATATCGCAGAAGTCCCGGAGCTTCCGGGCTGTATGGCAGATGGTTCGACCATGAGCGAAGCGCTTGAAAACGCACATACGGTCATCGGAGAATGGATTGAGACCGCCCGGGAACTTGGGCGTGATATTCCCGAGCCGAAAGGCAGACTGGCATATGCCTGAAAAGAGGTGAACGAACCATGAGATTACTCTACATTCTGCTAATGCCGTTTCTGATACTTATTCAGGCGGCGAAAGGAAAGAGGTGAGCTGACGTGATCTACGGCTATTGCCGTGTATCCAGCAAGGGACAGCAGCGTTACGGCACGTCCCTTGAAGAACAGAAAAGGCAGATACTGGGCAGCTATCCCGGTGCGCGGATAGTTCAGGAAGCCTATTCCGGCGCGAAGGAGCGCCCGCTGTTCGACGGACTTGTCGGTAAACTCCAGCGCGGCGATACGCTGGTAGTCTGCAAGCTGGACAGATTCGCGCGCTCCGTTCAGCATGGGCTGAACTACATCACTACCCTGCTTGACCGGGGCGTGAAAGTCCACATCATGAACATGGGATTGGTGGAAGATACGCCGATGGGCCGGCTTATAGTCACGAATCTGCTTGCTTTCGCGGAGTTCGAGCGCGCCACCATTCTGGAGCGCACCCAGGCAGGCAAGGAAGCCGCTGCCGCCGCTGACCCGAACTGGAGAGTAGGCAGACCGCGCAAGGAAGTTGACGATGATATATTCCGCAGGCTTGCCGCCGGGAAACTCACCTATAAAGCCGCCGCAAAGGAAGCCGGAGTAGCGCTGAGCACATTCCAGAATCGCTACGCAGAATGGAAGCAGACCGCGTAACTGTATTCTTTCGCGAAAACCCTTGACAGCCCGGAAAATCCGTGCTATAATCAGAACAACAGAATATTTTCAGAGCCTTTGAGCCACTTCTGACCTTTACGGTCGGGGTGGCTCTTTTTTTGTTTTCAGGAGGAAATGTGGAAACATCGGAGCTTATCAGGCGTGCTTCCAAACGGGATATCAGCACATACGATAATCTGTCGCTGTATTTCGATACCGTCCGGCTGGAAACGGACTTTGAAAAAGCACGTCCGCATTACGAACGCATATATGACATCGCGGCACAGCAGAAAGTAAAGCTTGCGCTGTCAGACCAGCAGACCGCTATCAAGTTCTACGAGCTTGCGAAAAAGGCGGCACTCATGCTGGCACCGCACCTGTTTCATTACTATCTTCTCTATGTGGAGTGGGACAGGGAGCCGCAGAAGAAATTCTATGTGCCGAGAATGAACGTGCTGAAACCTGTTGTGGACGCGCTCCAGCGGCTTGAAGAACGTAAATTGAAGCGGCTGACGATAAGTATGCCACCGAGAACGGGCAAGAGTACTCTCGGTATGTTCTTCATGTCGTGGGTAGCCGGACGGCACCCGCTGGGCTCCAGCGCCCTGACCGGATATTCGGACACGCTCACCAAGACGTTCTTTGATGAAATTCTCGGTATCATAACGGACCCGGAATATCTCTGGGCTGACGTGTTCCCGACATCTCAAATCAAGAATATAAGCCGTGAGAACGCTTCGGTGTGCCTTGATAAAAAGCGCAGATTTGCGACGATAACCTGCCGCGGCATCAGCGCTTCGTGGACGGGCGCTATCAACATCAGCGAAATTCTGTACTGCGACGACCTTATCGAGGATCTGGAGGAAGCGCTCAACGAGAAGCGTCTTGACGCCAAGTACGCCGCCTATGCCAACCAGACAAAGGACCGTAAGACGAATGACGCCGTGGAGCTCCACATCGGCACCCGCTGGGCGGTCCGTGACGTTATCGGGCGTTTGCAGGAGCAGTATGCCGACGATCCATATTCAGAGTTCATGGTTCTTCCGGCGCTTGACGAAAACGGAAACAGCAACTTTGAATATCCCTATGGCGTGGGGTTCAGCGCTGAATACTATCTCGACATGAAAGCGAGTATCGACCCCTGCACATGGTCGTGCAAGTACATGGGCGACCCGTATGTGCGCGAGGGACTGCTTTTCGAGCGTGACGAGCTGAACTACTACAACGGCGTGCTCCCGGACGGCGAATGCGATATCATGTCCGTGGTGGACGTTGCATGGGGCGGCGGCGACAGCCTTTCCGCGCCGATAATCTACTGGTTCGGCGATACAGGGTATGTGCATGACTGGGTGTTTTCCACCGGGGATAAGTCGGTCACGCAACCGCTTGTCTGCGCGGCTTATGCCCGCAATAATGTTGCGAGGGCGCGTTTTGAAGCGAATGTCGGCGGCACGGAGTACGCGGAGGAAATCGACAAGTCCCTGCGCGAGCGAAATTACAAGATGTCGATACAGAGCCAGAGAGCTTCCACGAAATCCAGCAAGATGGACAGGATAGTGCGCTGGAGCTCGGATATAAAGTCGCGGCTGGTATTCCGTTCTGACAAGGCAAGGGGCGAGATGTACGACAAGGCGATGAACGAACTTTGCCGCATTTCCGTTGACGCGAAGAAACAGCACGATGACGCGCCGGACAGCCTTGCAATGGCTATGGATTACCGCGATAACGGTCTTTGTTCGGTCAAGATGATAAAGCGGCGGTGGTAGTATGACGAAATTCCTGCTTCTGAATGGGAAACTCACTGAAAAAAAGCCGCAATTCTATTGCGCGCTCCACAAGTGCGGTATCAACGGCGGCTGTATGAAACGGCGCTGCCCGAAGTGTAAGCATTTCAGGGCGCTGTCTGATGAACTGGCGCATTCTATCATGGTTTCATTGCCGAGGAGGTAAACGTGAAAACTACATATGTCCCAACGGCGGATTTACCCTCTTTAACATTTGACGGCAAGACAACAACTTTGGGCGGGGTTGATATTTCAAAGGGTGTTGTCGGGATAAACACGGTTATTACGGCAAATGGAATACCTGTTGCAGTAATTACTGTCCATTGCTCATCAATAGACATAAAAACGGGTTCAACTTAATTTGCGTTCATTTTCGCGGAAACGCGGATTTGATATATCAGGGCTGGCGGCTTGTGTGTTCACCGCCTGCTCTGCCCTTCCTCCTGGCGCAGTCGTGCAATAGTGCGGCTGCGTAAGGTTTGGAATTTCAATATAGCAAGGTGGAGAAGTGGTCTATCTCGCCAGCCTCATTAGCTGGAATCCGTGGGTTCGAATCCCGCCCTTGCAACCATGAGACGGTTTAATGGCATGGTGTCGCGCAGCGCGGTGCTCTAGGTCATGCTGTCTCTATTTTGGAAACGCAGCGCGGCAAGATGACGTGCATACACGGCAGGTTCAAGTGTGAAAAGTGCCCCAACGGATCAGGGGCATACAACTGTATAGCGATAGCAATATCGTGGAAGAAGTTAGGTGATTATCTCACCTGCTAAAATCACCAGCGGGGGCAGGACCCGCCGTTTCCACCACAAAAAGAATACAGTTACAAACAGGAAAATATGTGATATAATGGAGAAAAGGAGGGCGGGAATGCTTATAAAAATCTGCTGTCCGGTATGCGGAAAGCGGCTGTTTGACGCTGATGTTTCCGCTTCCGGAATGATATCCGCTTATTGTAAGCGGTGCAAGGTTGAAAGGCTCATTGAACTGAAAGGAAAGACATGACGGAAAACTACAATTACGGCAGGCGGTGTATCTACACTTCCGAGCGGAATTTCACGGCTGAGAACGTGAAGCAGATAGTTGACCGCGCCATGTCTACGCACAACGCGAATGTCTGCGATATCCAGCGGCTGTATAACTACTACCGCGGGCGCATGGACATTCTCGACCGCACAAAGGAAGTACGGCCAGAGATAAACAATAAAGTCGTAATAAACCACGCCGCCGAGATAACCAATTTCAAGACCGGCTTCACGTTCGGCGAGCCGGTGCAGTACGTTTACCGGGGCAAGGATACGCTTGACGACGCCAACAACAGGGCGGACGACGAGAGCCTTGCGGCGCTGAACAAGCTGATGTACAAGCTCGGCAAATCCAGCAAGGACAGGGAGCTCGCGCAGTGGCTTTTCATCTGCGGAGTGGCACAGCGTATCACGCTGTATGAGGGCAAGGAACTGCATACATATGTGTGCGACCCGCGCTGCACGTTCACAATACGCGCGAACGACTTCACCAAACGCGTGCTGCTGTCAGTTATCTACAGCACGGACGACATGATAGACGATATCACCGATATCCCGAAGAAGAAGTACACGATTTATTCCGACAGCCACTGCTGGCAGTTCGAAGATAACGTGCTTGTCGGCGAATCCGAAATAGTGTTCAATCCTGTCACGGAATACTGGGCGAATCCCACGCGGCAGGGCTGCTTCGAAACAGTCCTCGGGATAATCGACGAACTGAACAACATCGCTTCCAACCGCGCGGACGGTATCGAACAGCAGATACAGTCGCTGACGTGGTTCAATAACGTGGAGATAGACGAGGAACAGTTCGCGGAACTTGCCGCCAAGGGCGGTATCTGCACAAAATCCGCGCCGAATATGCCTGCAAGCATTCAGATGCTGCAGAACGTACTCGACCAGACCCAGACGCAGACCTACGCCGACGACCTCTATCAGAAAATGCTCCAGATAGCCGCCGTTCCCGACCGCAAGGCTTCGGCAGGCGGCAACACTGGACAGGCTCTCATTATCGGCGAGGGCTGGACGCAGGCGGAAGCTGCGGCGAAGTCGTTTGAGCAGTCGTTTGACGAAAGCGAAAAAGCGTTCGTTGAAAACGTGCTGAAAATCATCAGGACGGTCACAACATCGTCAACGGTGCCTGCGGATTTCGCAAATCTCGCCGTTGACGATATCGACATAAAATTCACGCGCAACAAGACAGATAATCTGCTTACCAAGACACAGGGCTTGCAGAATCAGCTTGAAGCCGGAATACACCCGCGTATCGCTATCGAAAACTGCGGACTGTACTCCGATCCGCAGCAGGTCTATGTTGAGAGCGTGGAGTATCTCGAAAAGTGGAAGCAGCAGGGCGAACAGGATAAGGCGGCGGTCATGAATACCGCTGACGCCGGCGCGCCCGATGAGTTTGACGAGATATTCAGGAAGCTGACTGCAAAGGGCGGTGCGGACGATGGCGCAAGCGAATAGTCTCGCCGCTGTTGACCAGCTCAACATAATCTTTTTCGGGGAGATGGACATAACCTCTGCAGAAAAGCGCCTTCGGGTAGTCATGGCGGCTGCATTACAGCGAATACTGCTCAGATACTACGACACCATTCAACGTTCATTGGCATATTCTCCTTTCCAGCTTGACAGCGCCGCCCTTTATGCGGCGGCTGCTGCCGAGTTCGCACGGAGCTACATTGAACTGTTCAACAGATATTACCCGCAGTACCTTGAATTGCTGGGTGCAAGGGACGCGGGGAATGCTTCGGAGTGGGCTAGAAATCACGCTGTGGAGCTGTCCATGCAGATACTTGACACATCGGTCGGCGGCTGCGATATCCCGCTGTACGACCGCATGCTGAACACCGCGCGGACGGAAGTCAACGCGATGTGCAACCTGGCGCAGATGGACGCGGCGCTCAGCCGGGGATTCACCCGCAAGCGCTGGAAAACGTTCGGGGACAGCAAGGTGCGGCGCACTCACCGGGAAGCTTCCGGGCAGACCGTACCGATAGACCAGCCGTTTATTATCGGCGGATATCAGATGATGTTCCCATGCGATGGTTCACTTGGCGCGGGCGTATCAGAAATTGCCAACTGCCGCTGCACGGTGCAGTACTTATAATTTAATATTTTCAGAGCCATTGAGCCGTTTCACCTTTAGGGGTGGAGCGGCTCTTTTGCTATATATGCACAAAAATTCGCCGCCGCAGCGTTACGCGGTGTTATCAGGAGGTAAAAGCGATGACAAGACAGGAACTCAAAGACTTAATGCCCGACATCACGGACGAGCAGATTTCAGCTATCCTTGCAAAGCACCACGAGGAAATCAACGCCAAGACAAAGGCGGCTGAGGACAAGTTCAGCGCTTACAAGGACAAGGCGGACAAGTACGACCAGGAACAGGCAGACAAGCTTTCCGAGCAGGAAAAGTACCAGAAGCTCATGGAGGAAGCCGCACAGATAAAGGCTGAAAACACGCGTCTGCTGAACCGCACCAAGGTGCAGGAAAAGTTCGTCAAGGCAGGAATCAAGGAGGAGTGCTATTCCCCGCTGCTGGACAGCATTGTGTCCGACGATGAGGGAAAGTCGCTTGCATTCGCTGACAGCCTCATAAGCTCTTTTTCCGCAAACGCGGCGGCTGCTGCCGAAGCTGCAAAGCAGGCGGCAATGCAGACCCCCGCACCGAACCCCGGCGCGATAGGCAATGCCGCCAGCGCGCAGGAACAGTACAACAAGGCGGTGCAGAACGGCTCTATCGTTGACATCATCAAGGCTGCGGACGCTGTTCATAACGCCAGGAACATTCCCACAGACTAACGGAGGTAATAATGGCAACAGGCATGAATTTCGATCTGGTGTCTTACTCCGGTGCGCTTTACACCAAGAGTATCACCACCACACCTTTTCTCAACCTCATCGGTGCGCCCGAGACCACCAATGCAGTTGATTTTTCCGTAAATCAGGAGTACGCGCTCGGCACTCCCTCTCAGCCCAAGATTTCTGAGAGCGATTCGCTGACCGCACCCGAAGCGGCTAACGTTACCCGTTCCCAGGAAACAAACGTAACTCAGATTTTCCAGGAATCCATTGCGATTTCCTATGCGCGTGAGAGCAATATGGGTCAGCTTTCCGGCGTGAACGTTGCGGGGCAGGTTGAGAACCCCACGTCTGAACTTCAGTTCCAGACCGCCGCTACCATGCAGAAGATTCGCAACGACATCGAGTACACCTGCATTAACGGCAAGTACCACAAGTCCACCGGCAACACTGACGCGAACCAGACCAGAGGTATTCTGGAAGCTATCGTCACCAACGCCGTCAAGGAGACCGCAGCGGTATCTTCTTCCACCGTCCGCTCCGTGCTTAAGAGCTTCTTCAAGAAGCTGTATGACGCGAACACCGACATCGATGGCTATCTGCTGCTTATCAACTCTGATATCAAGGCGGCTATTTCCGAAGCTTACGAGGGCAGCGGCTATTTCATGCCCGGCGTAACAGAGGCTGGCATCGACATTCAGAAGCTGATGACCGATTTCGGCACAATCAGAATTGCGCTTTCCAGAACAATGCCGCAGGATACTGCGCTGTGCTTCAATCCTGCTGCTGTACATCTGGTGGAACAGCCCACTCCCGGAAAGGGTAACTTCTTCCTTGAACCGCTCGATAAAACCGGCGCGGCATGGAAGTATCAGATTTTCGGACAGGCTGGTCTGGATCACGGCTTCGAGAAGCTGCACGGCAAGCTTACATTCGGTGCGACATGATAGTACATCAGGGCGACAACGCCCGTATCGTGATGACCTGCGGGAAGGTCATTGCGGAGTTTGAGAACGGCATAGCTGATGTCAGCAAAGACACAGCGGCTGTTCTCGGCTCGATGGGCTACGAAGTTGAGAGAACGGAGGGCGGCAATGACGCAGACAGAAAAGCTGAAAATCCGCCTGCCGGAGATAAGCGACGCAGAAGCGGAAAGTTATCTTGACACCGCGAAAGCCGCTATCATGGCACGGCGATATCCGTTCGAGGATTTCCCGGGCGAACTTGAAGGCAGATACCTCGATTTACAGCTTCGCATAGCCGCTGACCTCTACGCAAAGGCGGGCGCTGAGGGAGAAACTTCCCACAGCGAGAACGGCGTGAGCCGTGCGTATTCCAATGCGTGGGTGTCGGAGGAACTTCTTTCGGAAGTCACGCCGAAAGGCAGGGTGCTGTAATGAGGGATTTGAAGCGCAACCAGATTTCAGTTGAATACGCGCTGTATCTGGGGAACGCGGAGCTTACTGACGGCAACGGCTGTGCTACTGGCGAATTTGCACCGAAATACGGCGACAAAACGGCGCTGATGATTTCAGTTTCCTCCAACAAGGGGGATTATTCCCAGCAGCAGTTCGGCAATCTGCTGGACTACGACCGCACGATGATAACCCACGACACCAGATGTCCGATCAACGAAAATTCACTTGTGTATATCGGCACGGAGCAGTATATCGTCAAGGCGGTCGCAAAGAGCCTGAATGCCGTTCAGTATGCGATAAAGAGGGTGCAGATAGATGAAACGGATAACGGTTAAACTGTCTGCTTCCGGCGTGCGCGAAGCGGTGAGGGAGCTTGCGGAATACCGCGCAAATCTCGAACGAAACGCGCAAGAACTTGTGCGGCAGCTTGCGGATATCGGTGCGAACATTGCGCTGGTGGAAGCAGGCGGCATTCACATGACGGGTGCTTTGCAGAACGGTATTCACAGCGAATACGGCGGTAATACCGGATTTGTGAAGTGCACATGCGGCTATGCCGCTTATGTGGAGTTCGGCACAGGCATTAAGGGCTCACGAAGCCCCCACCCTGACCCGGCGATACTCGGCTGGTCCTATGACGTAAACGGTCACGGGGAGCTCGGCTGGTGGTATCCGTCCGGCGACGGGGACACAAATCCCACACGAAAACGGCTGAAAGACGGCACCTATGTCGCATGGACAAAGGGAATGCCGTCCAGACCGTTCATGTACAACACGGCGCAGCAGCTGAGAGCGCTGGTGATTCCGACAGCAAAGGGAGTATTCACATGATTGACATTGAAAGCACGGTGTTTGACTATGTGGCGACCGCCCTGCGCGAGGAATACAAGGACATTTCGGTTGTGAGCACGTCAAGCGACACCCCGGCGAAATTCCCGGCGGTGTGCTTGTGGGAACAGGACAACAGCTGCTACGCTCCCTCGCAGACGGCTGAATGCAAGGAAAACCACGCGCAGCTTATGTACCAGTGCGAGGTTTACTCCAACAGGCAGAGCGGCAAAAAGGCGCAGGCGCGGGAGATAGCGGCTTTTGTTGACAGAAAAATGCAGGAATTAGGCTTTATCCGGACTTTCGGACAGCCTGTCCCAAATGTTGCCGATATGACGATATATCGCTATACAATGCGGTTTTCGGGCATTATCGGCAGAGATAATATAGTTTATACTTCATAGGAGGTTCATCATGAAGAGAGGAATACCCATTTCAACCGCGGGCACGCAGGTGTGCTGGGCTGTTGAAACCGTTGCAGGCACTATGCCCACGGCGGCAAAGCTGATTCCAGATATCAAGGAGATACCCGACCTTAACCCGCAGCCGGAAGCGCTTGACACTACCGACCTCAGCTGCACGGAGTACAAGACTTTCATCGACGGCCTTAAGGATCTTTCAAGTGCGACATCTTATACGGCTAACCTTACCGCGCTTCTTGAAAAGGAATGGGCGGCAATGGTTGAGGCTTCACAGACCGCAAAGGCGGGCGGTCTTGCGACGTGGTTCTACATAATCACCCCCGGTCTCCAGACTGTAGCGTTTACCGGTTCGCCGTCCCCGCTCGGCGTGAACAGCAGAGCGGTAAACTCCGTAAACGAGATCGCATGCTACATCACTCCCACCGGAGAGCCGAAGCGCACCGATGAGACCATTACTGTTTCTGAGCCTACGGCTTAACCATAACATGACCAATTAACAGGAGGAAAACAAAATGGCAAAGGCACTCACCATTAACTACAACGGCAAGACTTATAAGGCAGAGTTCGACCGCGCGACCGCAAAGGCATACGCACTGACCGGAAACAGAATTCAGGACGTATGGGAGAATCCTTTCGTTGCTATCGCGCCGTTCGTCCACTGCGCTTTTAAAAAGAATCAGCCCGCTATCACAGAGAAGAAGTCCACGGAGATATACGACGCGCTCCCGAAGAACAAGAAGCCTGCATTCCTCAACAAGCTTATCGAAAGCTATGTTGACACCATGCAGGGGCTTATCGGCGATGAGACCGCTGACGGTGACGAGGGAAACGCGACCTGGGAGAACGAGGACGAGGACTGATATCTCCCGAAGAAACAGTCAAGCAGCTTGACGAAAAGTGCATATTGTGCATGTCGCTCGGCATGAGCTACACGGATTACTGGGAGGGCGAAAACTGCCTTCCCAGCTTTTTTATTCAGGCGTACAACAAGCGGCACAAACGCGAACTGGAAGAACAGAATTTCAGTGCGTGGCTGAACGGCTTGTACTGCAAGAATGCATTCAGCGTGGTTTTGTCGAACGCTTTCGCCAAGCAAGGAAGTCCTCAGGCGGAATATCCCGATAAACCGATGGAGATATTCCAGCACGAAAAGACAGAAAAAGAAAAGATGGACGAACAGGAACAGGCGCGCCTGCGCATCAAAATCGCGCTTGATAATTTCGTTGCGGCGTTCAGCGGCAGAAAGGAACAGGAATAATGGCAGAAGCAACGATTGACGAACTCCAGATAGAAATAGAATCCGACGGCGCGGACGCGGCGCAGAGCCTTGAAAAGCTCCAGCAAACACTTGAACGGTTGCTTTCTCCGGTGCAGGCGCTCACTACCGGAAATGGTTTGAACAAGCTCACAAAGCAGCTGGAGAAGCTTGCAGAAGCTGGGCGTGCTATCTCCAGTCTGTCTGGGCTGGACAAGATAACACAGGCTGCAAATGCGCTGAAATCTCTCGACACGCTGACCGGAGCTCCGAAAGTCAGCAGCTATGTCAATGCGATAAACAAACTTTCGCAGGCTTCCGGAGCAGTCCAGGCGATAGCGACGTTCCCGGACGTATCTGCGCAGCTTTCCTCGCTCACGAATGCGCTGAACAGTCTGCGCAGCATTCAGGATATCCGGCTTACGCCGCTCATTAACAGCCTGTCACGGCTTCCGGCGGTGGTGCAGGCTATAAATTCAATGCCTGCGATAGACACATCGCGCATTGAAATGCTGAACTCGGCAATGGCGGCATTCCGGACAGAAAACGCAACAGCGATACGTCAGCTTGCAAATGCGCTGAACCGGCTGCCTACGGTGGCACAGCGTATCAACCAGATTGATTTCACGCAGTTTTCGAACAGCATACGGCAGCTTACGACAACGCTTGAACCTCTCATGCAGAGGGCTGAACATGCGGCACAGGGGCTCACTGCACTCGCACAGGTAATGCAGGCGGCAAGCCGTCAGTCCAACAACAGCGGCGGTCTGGGCGGTCTGGGGCGCACCCTCGGCTCGCTGTCCACAAAGTCCCTGATTTCGTGGGCTTCACTCCTGAAGCTCAAGAAAGTACTCGGCGATTGTTTCAACGTTTCCGCGCGGTATGTTGAAAACCTGAACCTGTTCAACGTCACGATGGGAAAATCCGCGTCCAGCGCGTTTGAATTTGCGGAAGCAGTCAACGCGGCGCTCGGCGTTGATACCTCGGACTGGATAAGATATCAGGGATTCTTCCAGTCTGTCGGCAAGGGCTTTGGCGTAGTCTCTGACAAGGCAGATCTCATGTCGAAGAACCTGACCCAGCTTGCGTATGATATTTCTTCGTTCTACAACATCAGCACGGAGGAAGCTTATAATAAGGTGCAGTCGGGCTTTGCCGGGGAACTTGAACCGTTAATCTTAGCGGCTTGATACAGTGATGTATCTCGAATAACGTAGTGAACCTGCACATGCAGGGTGTGCACCTCGCGTACAGCAACCGCAGGAAATGGCGGTCAAGAGGTGTGCTAACAGGGGAAAACTAAGTCTAAAGGTAATATGAAAGGTATTGTTTATCAGTATAAAATCAACGCAAAATATTATGTAGGCAAGACATTCGGGCTGGAGCGTAAGCGAAAGGATAAGCACCGATACGAAGCTTTCAAACTTCAAAAACAAACTCCTTTTGCAAAAGCAATCAGAAAATATGGCTGGGATATGGTCGCCAGTGGTTACAGTGTTATTGAAACCATAGAAGCTGATACCAAAGACGAGCTTAACAGGCTTTTGATTGAGCGCGAAGCATTTTGGATAAGAGAACGAAATTCCATCGCCCCAAACGGATATAATGTGATGGCGAGCGGTTCGATATCGCCGCCGCACACGTACAACAAAGAGGAAATATATAAGCGCGTCTCTCAAAGTCTTAAAGGCAAATACATGAACTGCCTCGCTACAAGCCGCCCAGTCTATTGCATAGAACTTAAAACGTGGTATCCGTCAATAAGCGAAGCTGAAAGGCAGCATAACATAGCGAGTGGTGGCGTTGAGAAAGCGGCCAGCGGAAAGAATGTCAGCGCGGGCGGGTTCCACTGGTCTTACGAAGAAACTTATACATACCGCGCTGATCTGATAAAACAATCAAGAAAGCCTGTCTATTGCGTTGAAACAGGCAAACAATATCCGTCCGTTTATGCTGTGGCAAAAGAACTGTTCGGAGAACAAGCAAACTCCAAAAAGTCCTTGGTGCAAAATGCGCTGAGACACAACCCATTTCCACAACTCCCATTTGCAAAATGTTTC